GATATGGAAGGTTCCGCTAAAACGGAATCGGAATTAATTACAAGATATCGTCACATGGCAATGCAGCCTGAGGTTTCTCAGGCAATTGATGACATTGTAAATGAGGCAATTAGTGTTGATACAAATGATAGAGTTGTTGATATCTCGTTAGGAGAAACAGAATTATCAGATAAAGTAAAGAAGACTATTTCGCAAGAGTTTGATAAGATACTTGCATTATTTGATTTTACAAACAATGCATATGATATGTTTAATAAATTCTATGTAGATGGAAGGCTTAACTATCATATTATTATCGACCCTGAAGATGTAAAGAAAGGTGTTGTTGAATTACGTTATGTCGACCCTCGTAAATTAAAATTAATTCGCGAAGTTGACAAAAAACAAAAAGATAAACATTCAGGAATACCTGTTAAAAAGGTTAAGAATGAGTACTACATGTATTCTGAAACAGGCTTTCAAAATACAAGTACAGGTGGAGCAAGTACTCCAGCAAGTAGTACTTCAGGAATTAAAATCGCGAAGGATGCGATTGCTCGTGTCACTTCGGGATTGATGAATGAGAATAATAGTTTAGTATTATCTCATTTACATCCAGCAGGTAAAGCTTTAAATCAGCTTAGAATGTTGGAGGATGCTGTTGTAATTTATACATTAACAAGAGCACCAGAAAGAAGGATATTTTATATTGATGTAGGTAATTTACCTAAGAACAAGGCAGAGCAGTATTTGAGAGATATGATGGCTCGCCATAAAAATAAATTACAGTATAACTCAGATACGGGACAGATTACCGATTCTCGTAAGATGCTGACAATGACTGAGGACTTTTGGTTCCCTCGTCGTGGTGGAGAAAGGTCAACTGAAGTTGATACCCTCGCAGGAGGTAATGCACCAGGATTGAGTGGTAACGAAAACTTAGAGTATTTTCAACGTAAATTATATAAGGCGTTGAAGGTACCCTTAACTCGTTTAGAACCAGAAGCAATGGCAACGTTTGGAAGAACATCTGAAATTACTCGTGATGAATTGAAGTTTGGTAAATTTATTAGAAGGATTCGTACTCGCTTTTCATGGATATTTAATATGGTTCTTGAGAAGCAGTTAGTATTAAAAGGTATTTTAACACCTGAAGAATTTAATGAAATACGTAATGATATTCGTTATGATTTCGTTAAAGATAATTATTTTGAGGAGTTAAAAGAAGCTGAAATACTGAGAGAAAGATTGAACACATTGAGAGATATATCAGATTATACAGGAAAGTATTTCTCTCATCAGTGGATCACATCAAATATCTTGCAGATGTCTGAACAAGATGCGCAGGATATGGAAGACCAGATTGCTGATGAAAAGGCTCAAGGTGGACACCAAGAGGACGATGGGTTCTAATAATATAAATAAAGGTAATATACAAATAAATTAGGGACTAAACATGAAAAAATTTAAAGATCTCGTTTCAGAAGTTGCCCAACCTAAGGCACCTGAAGAAAGACGCTTTAAGGACCAACATACGATTGAGGTAATTAAACACCCAGTTGCTCCTGACCACGTTTTTACAGGTGAGATACCAGGAATGGTAAATGGTAAGCGATCTGCTGACCAAGAAGGCGATTCAAGTTACGACTTAGCATACAAAACTAAAGTTGCTCAAACATTACCAGGAAGAGCAGGTGCAGGTAAACAGGTTGCTGAGGAAAAGAAATCAATTACTGAAATCTTAGGTGTTAACAAGAAAAAAGAAGACGAAAAGAAAGATGACGAATCAATGGAAGAAGAATTAAAGGCTTCTTGCGGTTGCGACGAATCTTGTGAACACTGTGGTGGAGAACATAAGGTTGAAGAAATCGGTAAAGATTGTTCTTGCTGCGGTAATAAGATTGAAGGTATTGAGGAAGGTGGTTGTTCAGGTAGCAAATTAAATGCAGAGAAAAAGCCTGGAAAGAAAAAGGAAGAAGATGCTCCTGAGACTGATTCCGGTAAAACTATCGAACCTGAAGTACAAAAGAAAAAAGTTTTAAAAGGTGAGGACAAGCCTAAAGCAGGTCCTACATCTGTTACCATTAAAGATTCTAATGGTAAAACGCTATCAATGACATTTAAAGAAATGTTAGCAAAAGTATCAACCGAGGAAGAATTGCTTGAAAGTCCCCAACAAGAAATTCCTATGATGCTTAAGCAATTACATTTCATATGTTATGCGTCAGAAGAAATACAATCATACCTCAAAATGGAAGGACAAGATCCAGAGGAATGGTGGCAAAATAAATTAGCAGAAGTATTCTCAAATGTTAAGTCTCTATATGCTTATAGTAAAGGAGACCAAATGGTGAATGGCAAACCTTTATCAGCAGGTTATAGCCTCAAGATGTCTTATGAAGGAATTGAAGCAGGTGAATTTCAATTACAAAATAAAGAAGTAATTGAAATTTCAGAAGAAGATGCAGATATTCTAAATAAAATGTTTGACGAATTAAACGAAACTAACAAAGAGGAAATGTATAACGTATTCGTTGCTGACGAAGCAGGTTATAACGAAATCCTCGAGTTTGCTAAAACAAACATATAAATAGTTTTTGAGGAAAGAAATATGAACTTAATTTCAGAATACAGAGATGATTCAGTTGAAGTAATTACAGAAGCCAAGGAAGACGGCAAGAAGAATTATTTCATCGAAGGAATTTTCATGCAAGGCGATATTAAAAATCGCAATGGCAGAATTTATCCAAGCGCAACGTTAGAAGGTGAGATGAAAAGATATCAAAAAGATTTCATCGAAACTAAACGTGCTCTTGGAGAACTAGGACACCCTGATGGTCCACAAATCAACGGGGATCGTGTCTCTCATTTGATTACTGATATGAGACGCGATGGAAACGATTTCTATGGAAAGGCAAAAATTCTTTCCACACCAATGGGTGAAATTGTTAAGAGCCTATTAGACGAAGGAGTAAAGATCGGAGTTTCAACTCGAGGTCTTGGTTCGGTCAAGGCAGGTAGAGACGGAGTAATGGAAGTACAAAAGGATTTCCACCTCGCTACTGTTGATATTGTCACTGACCCTTCAGCACCAAATGCATTCGTAAATGGTATCATGGAGAATGTAGAATATTACTACGACATTGCTTCTGGTAATTGGAGAGCCCAACAGGCTATCGAAAATATCCAAGAAGAAGTGGAGAAAAAAGTAAACAGAGTAGTAAGGACTATTGATGAAGCTGCGGCAACAAGAATGTTTGAAACATTTATCCGCACTTTGAGAAACTAAATTTTTATAAATAAAAACAGTCAAGTTTATTATAAAAGATATTTGTAAATTATAACAAATTTAAAGGAGAAAAATAATGGCAAACATAGAAGAAAAATTCGTTGCCGATGATGGAGTCTCAGAAGTACCTGAGCCTGTAGCACCTGAGGGTGGTGAAGGCAAAAAGGACAAGTTGAAGAAGACTACTACTGACGAGCCTAAAGGCGCTGCTGATGGTAAGAAAGTAATTCCTGGCCAAAAAGATGCAGGTAAGCCTGTTCCTACTGCTGAAGAAACTGAAGTTGAAGCTGAAGTTGAAACAGTGGAAGAAGAGGTTGTAGTAGAATCCTCAATTGAGTCAATTATCGAAGGCGAAGATTTATCTGAAGAATTCAAAGGCAAGATTAGTCTTGTATTTGAAGCCGCATTAAACGAAGAAGTAAACAAAAGAACTGAAGAAATTCGCGAAGAATTAACTAAGTCTTTAGACGAAGCGTTGGAAGAAGCAGTATCTGAGAAATTAGAAACTATTACTACAAACGTTGATAAGTATTTAGACTACGTTGTATCTGAGTGGATGTCTGAGAATGAAATTGCTATTGAATCTGGAATTAAGGTTGAAATGGCAGAATCATTAATGTCAGGTCTTAAGAACTTGTTCGTAGAGCACAACGTATCAGTTGATGAAGAATCAGTTGACGTTGTAGCAAACTTAGAGACAACTGTTTCTGAATTGGAAGGTAAGGCAAATGATCTCGTAAATGAGAACATTGAATTACAGAAAGAAATTCAAACTTTCAAAGCAGGACAAAAATTTGACGAACTTTCAGAAGGTTTATCTGAGAATCAGGTAGAGAGATTGAAAGTATTGTCTGAAAAGCTTGATATTGAAGATCTTGATGCATACGCAGAAAATCTTCAAGTAATTAAGGAGTCATTCTTCTCTGACAAGCCGATTGTGGAATCACATGACGTTCAAGAGGAAAACGACGAAATTATTCTAGAAGAACAGGAAGAAATTAAACCAGCTTCTGATTACTCTTCTATTAACGCTTTAGTTGAAGCTTTCAACACTAAGAAGTAGAATAATTAATTTTTGGTTTTAAAATTAAATTTTTTAATTAAAGGAGATCCAAAATGGATAATTATACAAGACTAGTGGAAAAGTGGGAGCCAATTTTAGCGCACGAATCTTTTTCACCTATTCAAGATTCTCACAGAAAAGCAGTTACTGCTACAATTCTTGAGAACACAGAAAAAGCACTAGCTGAAACTGGTGACTTATCTGCTAACATGACTAGCTTGCTTTCTGAAGCACCTACTAATGACGTCGGTACAACCGGTGGATTTACAGGTGGTTCTGCTGCTGCAGGTCCTGGTGCAGGTTATGATCCAATTCTTATCTCATTGGTAAGACGTGCTGTTCCTAACTTAATCGCATACGATATCTGTGGTGTTCAGCCTATGACTGGTCCTACAGGTCTTATCTTCGCAATGCGTGCAAGATATGGTTCACAAGGTGGTGCAGAAGCAATGTACAACGAAGCTGATACAGACTTTGCTGGTGCAGGTACTCACGCAAATACTTTACCTGGTGGCGCTGTCACAACTGGTACTGGTATGACTACTGCAGCTGCTGAAGCCTTAGGCGACGGTAATGGTACTAACTATGCAGAAATGGCATTCTCTATCGAGAAAGTAACTGTTGCTGCTAAGACTCGTGCTTTAAAAGCAGAATACACAACTGAGCTTGCTCAGGATCTTAAAGCTGTTCACGGCCTAGACGCAGAAACTGAATTAGCTAATATTCTTCAAACTGAAATCTTAACAGAAATCAACCGTGAAGTTATTAGAACAATTTATGATACTGCTGTTGCTGGTGCTGCTGGCGCTGCTACACCGGGTACATTCGACTTAGACGTTGATGCAAACGGTAGATGGTCTGTTGAGAAGTTCAAAGGTTTAATGTTCCAAATCGAGCAAGAAGCTAACGCAATTGCTAAAGGAACAAGAAGAGGAAAAGGTAACGTTGTTATTTGTTCTTCTGACGTAGCCTCTGCTTTACAAATGGCTGGTGTATTGGATTACACACCTGCTCTTAATTCTAACTCTCTTGAAGTTGATGACACAGGCAATACTTTTGCTGGTGTTCTTAACGGACGTTTCAGAGTATATGTTGACCCATTCGCAGGCGCTAACTACTTAGTAGTTGGTTATAAGGGTTCATCTGCATTTGATGCAGGTTTATTCTACTGCCCATACGTACCTTTACAAATGGTTCGTGCGGTTGGTGAGAACAGCTTCCAACCAAAAATTGGATTCAAGACACGTTACGGAATGGTTGCTAACCCATTCGCACAAGGTGACGTATCTAGCCAAGGTCTTGGAGCACTTACTGCTGACGTTAACAAGTACTACAGAAAAGTTACAATTTCTAACTTATTCTAAGAACGAGTTAATAACAAGAGTTAGGTCAACTAACCACAAGAGATTCCTCGGAATCATTGAGAAGGACTCAGTAATGGGTCCTTCTTTTTTTACTTATATTTTTTAGAGAAATAAGATCGTAATAGGAATATACGAGTGTATGCTACGATCGTCATTACAGCGGTCACTAGAGTGCCCAGTATGACAGGTTCTGTTATACCAAACTTTTCTATATAGATATACAATAGGAAAAGGTTTAGAGGGTAATTGATTGCTAACCCAGTTGCGATTTGAGTTGCTGTTTCTTTATGAATACGTTTAGTTTCTTTTTTCACAAATACCTACCTACAACAAATCCAAGCCAGAATACAAAGATATCAATAAAGAAATGAAGTATAAAAGATAAGGCAAATATTTCCTTCCAATGTATTTTACAAATATCTAACCATTCTGTTATTCTTTTCATACCATTGCTGTCCATAATAAATTTAAGCAACCTTTAGTGAAAGCTCCTTCCCACCAAAGTATTAACATTGCTAATATTGTAATTGCCGTAAAGCACCAAACGATTTCTCTTATTAATTGTATCATCTCTTTCATAATCTGGTAGCCCGTAGGAGAATCGAACTCCTGTTGCATGGATGAAAACCATGTGTCCTAACCACTAGACGAACGGGCCG